TGACGCAGACATGGGTTTTGAGCCGATGGCGTTGGACCAGTTGCTGTCTATTGCTGATCCGGTGGAGCGGCCCATTGTGGGCGGTTTGTGTTTCGCTCAGCGTGAAGCGTTCGATGACGGCAGTAACGGGTTTCGGTGTGTGCCTCGACCTACCATTTTTGATTGGGTGCAGCACGATGACGGCCATTGGCGGTTCACTGGACGCAACCATTTCCCGGTGAATCAGCTGGTGAAGTCGGCAGCAACGGGCGGGGCGTTCATTCTCATTCACCGTTCCGTGTTTGAGCGGATTCGGGATGATCAGGGTGAAACGTGGTTTGATCGGGTGCGTGGTACTGACGGGTCGCTGATCGGTGAGGACATCAGTTTCTTTGTGCGTTGCCAGGCGTTGGATATCCCGCTGTTTGTTCATACGGGGATTCGGACTACCCATTTGAAGCAGTTGTGGCTGGGTGAGTCGGATTTCTGGCAGTCGTTTTATGCGCCGCCGGCGTCGGAGCGGGTGGATGTGATTGTGCCGGTGTTGCATCGGCCTCAGAATATTGAGCCGTTGATGAAGAGTTTGTTGGCGTCGACGGGGTTGGCTCGGGTTTGGTTTGTTGTGGAGGACGGTGATGATGAGGTTGCTTTGGAGGCTGTGCGTTGTGGCGGTCGTGTCTATTTTGAGTCTGGCAGTTTTGCGAAGAAAGTTAATTTTGCGTTTAATCGTCTCCGAAATCAGGGTCCGGCACCGTGGGTTTTCTTGGCCGGAGATGATGTGAGGTTCCGTCCGGGCTGGTTGGATCATGCTCAGGAGGTCGCCCGGCGTTATGGTGCTCAGGTTGTGGGGACTAACGATTTGGCTAATCCTCGGGTGATGCGTGGGGAGCATGCGACGCACATGCTGATTTCTCGTGACTATGTGGAGGAGCACGGCAGCTCTTGGGATGGTGCTGGGGTTGTGTGTCATGAGGGGTATCGGCATTGGTTTGTGGATGATGAGATTGTTTCGGTGGCTAAGCGTCGGGGTGTGTTTCAGGTGTCGTTGGCGTCGGAGGTTGAGCATTTGCATCCGATGGTGGGGAAGGCTGAGAATGATGCGATTTATGATTTGGGTGCTGAGCATTCGAAGCAGGATGAGGAGTTGTTTAAGGCCCGGTTCAAGAAGTTTGTTGGCTTGTGACTGTTGCTGTTGTTTCTAGTGTTTTCGGTGGGTATGACGAGCCGGTGTTTGTGGAGCAGTCGGTTGAGTGTTCGTATGTGATGGTCACGGATGGTGGCTGTCTGGTTCCTGACGGTTGGGAGCATCGGCTGGTCGAGGGCGATTTGGCGCCGAGGTTGATGGCCAAGTTTGCTAAGTGTCGCCCGTGGACTGTCGCTGACGCTGATTTCTATGTGTGGCTTGACGGGTCTATCCAGCCGTATTGGGATTTGGTTGAGTCAATGTTGGATTCTTTGGGTGACGCCGACTGTGCCTTCTATCCTCACCCGGATAGGTCAACGATTTCTGCTGAGGCCCGGACATCGTGGAACATGAACAAGTACGGCAGTCAGGATGTGCGGGCGCAGGTGGACGACTATCTGAGTCAAGGCCATCCTGACGATTGGGGTTTGTGGGCTGCCGGCCTTTTCATTGTTCGGGATACGCCGGCGATCCGTCGGATGGGTGAACGCTGGCTGGAGGAGATCGTCAAGTGGTCTCATCAGGATCAGTTGTCTTTGCCGTTTGTGTTGCGTGAGCAGGGGTTGAGGCCGGTGCCGTTGCGTGGAGATTTGCGTGGCAATCCGTTGTTTAAGATTCGGCGTCACGCTGACAGAACGTGAGCACGGTCGGCGTTTTCGGTATTCAGTTTGACGGCTGGTATGAGGATTGGATTGACGGCTGGTTTGATGCCTGCCTGCTAGCACAGCCCGACCAAATAGTTTTGGTGTGCGACCAGGATCGTTGGGTGCCGGATGGTGTGCAGCTGATTGTGGCTCCACCGTGCGACCAGAGGTATCCGATCCCGTACTACTCAAACATTGCTGTTTCTGCGTTGACCACTGACTGGTGTTGGAACATGGACATTGATGACCTGATCTATCCTGACGCCTTGCAGGAGATCAGGGTGGTTGATGCTGACGTTTATGCTGCGGGCCTGTTGACGTCGACGGGGACGAAGGCTTTGAGCCGCCGGTTGGATTGTGACCGGGTGTGGCGGTCGTTGGATAATCTGGTTAATGCTGGGTCGGCTTTCAGGAAGTCGATGTGGGTGCAGGTGGGCGGCTATCCCGATATTGGTTTTCATGATTGGGGTTTGTGGCGGTTGATGGCCCGTGAACAGGCTAGGTTTGTGGCGTCGGGGTGGCCGTTGTATTGGTATCGGACGGGCCACAATTCGGTGTCTAAAAACTTTGATGTAGAGCTGTACACGAAAGAGGTTTTTGGGTTGTGAATGTTGAGCAGGAGTTTTTGCGTCGATGCGCCGACGGGTCTGATATCCATCAGCATCTGCCGAGGTTGTATGAGGAGGCGTGTTGGCCTGGGGTGAAGATTATTGAGTTGGGGGTGAGGTCGGGTAATTCGACGGTGGCTTTTCTGCGGGCTGTGAAAGAATATGGTGGCGAGTTGTGGTCTGTGGATATCGGCCGCTTGCGGGTGCCGGAGGACTGGTTTGAGGTTGACGGTTGGCACCAGTTAATCGGCGACGATTTAGAGCTTGTCGACCAGCTGCCCAATGATGTTGATGTGCTGTTTATTGATACGTCCCACACTTACGATCAGACGCTGGCAGAACTGAATGCCTACTGGGGGAAGGTGAAGCCGGGTGGGGTCATCATTTGCCACGACACAGAGTTAGAACACCCGGATGCCTCACCGCCTTCCGATCCCCCATACCCGGTCTTAGAAGCGATCAGGGAGTGGTCTGAGGGCAAGCCTGTGGTTATAGAGTGGGTGTCTGGATGCTACGGTTTAGCGGTTATCTATGTGCCGGGCCTGTCCAGGGTATAATCGGCTGAGACGATTGAGGTTCCAATGGCAAATCTGGCTTCTGCCGACGACGTAAAAGAGGCGTTAGGCATCCCCATCCCTGACGACGTTGACGATTCTCGAATCGACTTGGCGTGTTTGGCGGCGACGCAGATGATCCAGCAGTACTGCCAACGGCAGTTCACGCCGGACGACACGGCTACAGCCAGGATCTTTGTTGCCGAGTCGTATGCTTTGACGTTCGTCGAGGACTTCTATACCACCGTCGGGCTTATTGTTCAGACTGATCCGGGCCGTGGCGGTCTGTTTGATCAGACGTGGGCGGCTACGGACTACCAGTTGGAACCGTTGAACAACAAAAACTATGGGGAGGATTGGCCGTACCATACGATCCGGTCAACTGCCGGCCTCTATTTCCCGCAGTATTACGGCGAGGCGCTGGTGAAAGTGACCGCCAAGTGGGGTTGGACTTCGGTGCCGTCAGCTGTGAAACAGGCCGCAGTGTTGCAGGCCATCACCATTTTCAAGTCCAGTGACGCACCGTTCGGGGCGACACCGTTTGCCGATACGGGGATTCTGCGGTTGCGTTCTGCGCTCCATCCGACAGCTGCCGCCCTGGTCCAAAACTACCGGAAAGAGCCGGTCGGTATTCTGTGAGGAACGTGGCCAGCGTCAGTGAAGTGTCAGAGGCCATCAGGACGGCCCTCAAAGCGATCCAGGGCCTTCGGGTTGTGGAGTACATACCTGACAGCCTGAACCCGCCTATGGCGACCGTAGGGGCCGACACGGTTACCTATCATGGTGCGTTCGGTGCCGGCAATCCGGTCTACGATTTTACGGTGGCGGTCGTTGTCGCCCGGTCGTCAGAACGGATGGCCCAAAAACGGTTAGACGATTTCTTGTCTTATGGCGGGGCGTTCTCTATCCGTCAGGCTCTCGAAGCGGACCCGACGTTGTGTGATACGGTTCAGACCTGTCAGGTGGTGTCCGGTGGCAACATTACGAACATCAATGTCAATGATGTCATCTACCTTTCGGTAGAGTTTGCGGTTGAGGTGTATGCGTGAATCCGGGCCTAATAAAATATAGGATTGTGGGGCGTCGAGGTGTCGGCGTTTTCCAGACTGGTCAGGTTGTTGACGGCAACGATTTGGCTGGTGTCAACCTCCAGGCGTTGCTTGATGGTGGGCATATAGCCGTCGAAACCCCGAAGTTGAAGCCGGTCGTGAAGGCCGGAGAAGAGGACTGAAATGGCAAAGCTCGTTTTTAACAATCCGAAGATCACGATCAACAGTGTCGATTTGACGGACCGTATCGCCCAGGTGTCTTTGGACTTGACGTTCGCTGAGGTGGAAACCACAGCGTTCGGCAACACTGCCGTTACTCGGGTCGCCGGTCTTGGGGATCATTCGTTTTCGGCGTCGTTCCACCAGGATTTCGCTAACTCTGAGGTTGAGGCAACGATCTATCCGCTGCTTGGCACAACCACCGAGATCACTGTGAAGCCTGTCAACACCACAACCACGACCGACAATCCGCTCTATACGTTCACGGTTCTGTGCACGCAGTGGGCGCCAGTGTCGGGTGCTGTCGGTGAGCTGTTGACTGCTGACGTGTCGTGGCCTGTCTCGGGTGGGATCACTAAAGCCAGCGCCTAATTTTTAACGGAGGGAATTAAACATGATCGGTTTATCTGTCGAGGTGGACTGGAGTGGTGAAGTGTTGACTTTGCCTATCAGTCCTAGAGCTGCCGTCAACTTTGAACGCCATTTCGGGATGGCGTTGTCTAAGGCGATCTCGGAGGACGGCAAATTTGAGCACCTCTACTATTTGGCGTGGGAGTGTGTCCGTCTGTCTGGGCGTGTTGTGAAACCGTTTGACGGTTGGCTTGAGGAAGTGAAGTCGGCGAAGTTTGTGGTTGATGAGGAGCCCGCCCCTTTAGACGTAACAGGCTGAAAGGTTCGTATATCAGCCTGGTTGCCCAGATCAGCGCCGAAACCGGCATCGGTCCTAATGACCTGATGGATTGCCCGCCTGAGGTGTTCAATGCGATTGCAGACTATTTAGTGCAGAAAGCGGTGGACTACAATAAGGCGGCGAAAGGGAAACGCTGATGGCTCGTCCGACTGTAGAAATTGAGGGTCTCAACAAACTGCTTCGGGCGTTAGAGAAACTCGATGAGGAGGCCAAGCAGTCGTTTAAGGATGTTGGCGGTCGGGTCGGGAAACTGGTTGCTGAGCAGGCCCGTGAAGAGGTGCCGGTGTTGTCTGGCAATCTGCGTAAAACAATCCGGGCTGTTAACACTGGGCGTGGGGCGAAGGTGCGTGCGGGGTCTAAGCGGGTGCCGTATGCGGGGCCGATCCATTTCGGGTGGCGTGGCAGGAATATCCAGTCGAACAGGTTTTTGTATCGGGCTGTGGATAAGAAGGTTGATGTG